ATATAATGGTATAAATAAAATATGTCCCGATTTTGTCATTGATAATTATAAAGATATTGAATTAGTAAAACCAATAATTATTGAGTATTATGGTTTATATTTAAAAAATTATCAAGGTGAGTTAACTATGTTTAAAAATTACCAAGATAAAATAGTGTTGAAAAATAATTATTATAAATCTAGAGATGATATTATTTTTATAGACTTATATCCATATGACTTGAAGAACAATTGTGAAGGTGTAAAAAATAAATTAATTGACGTATTATCAAAATTAAATTAATAATATAATATAATAAGAAAGAAGGAAAATATAATGGCAAATGTTAAAAAATTAAATGAGGTATCTTTAAACAAAGGATTTAGTAAGTTCAATGAAAAAATCACAGAAAGAGTAACTGATCGTTTTGGTGAGGAATATGAAGTGGAGTTCTCTAAATATCTCAAAAAGACAGACACACAAAAGATTATGATTGATTATATGAATATCATCGAAGAACTTGAAGGCATGGAGAATATTGATAATTTAAAAGATAGTATTATACTTCCTATGCTTATGATAAAATATTTTACAAATATTCCAATTCAAGATGAAGGAGAAAAATTATTAATAATGGCAGATAAATTAATTGAATTAGAATTGTTTAACAGTATTCTTAATCTATTACCAGAAAATGAACTTTTAAATATGGGAAATATTGCAGAACAATTTAAAAAAAGTGTTGAATTTATGGTAGCAGAAAAAGAAAAAGAATCAAGCAATAACGAAGAGTAAATATATTAAAGAAAGAAATGTAAAAGAACCCGTAGGTAATATGGGTTCTTTTAGTATTTCAATATGAATTTAGAGCAGTTTTTAATCTTGGAATTATAGATTCATCATCTGTGGCAAATATAACTGTTTTACTATTTCCATATTCTTTATAATTAATAGTTATTGTCCACATCATTGTTGTTTCTTTTTGTGTTCCTACACCTGATATTCCCCCAACAACTGCACCCAATGGCCCCAATAAGAGTCCTCCGACTAATGATCTTCCCACAACACTATTTTGATGCTCAGTAAGTTCTTTGGAGGAATTAAATGTTGTTGATTCTATATTTTTTGTAGGAATAGAATAAGTTTTATCAATGATAATATTTTCTATATTTTTAGAAAACTTTACTTTTACTCCTTTGCCATATCCTAATAAACCATCTATATGAGTTAAAGTGATTGGTTTTATAGTTTGATTTGTAATTCTTGTTCTTTCTGCTTTCTTATCTTTCGGTTCATTAATCATTTCCACAATAACCATTACTATAATAAATATTATTGTTGCTAATATTATTTTAATCAAAATATCAACTCCTTTTTATTTACAATTATATACTAAAATATATGCTTTTGTAAAGAAAATATAACGAAGGCGGTGAAAAAGTTGCCAAAAGATATATCATTTTTAGCAAATGATTTAATCAAAACATTCGAAAGAGAATTATCAAGTCAGTTAAAAACTATTGGAACAATATTGGTTGAAGATGTAAAAGAGCATATTGATTCTGATGTTCTAGCTGTATACGATCCTTTAGTATACGAAAGAACTGGAAACCTTAAAAAATCTATAACAAAATCTATTGTAGAGAAGAATGTAAATGGAATAAGTATAGATGTTTATTCGGATGACGATGTAGCGAAAAGTCATCATATGAATGATATCAACAATCCGTTAGAACCATATGCTCAAATAGTTGAAAGTGGAATAGGGTATGATTATGGTTCATGGAATGGATCACAATGGCCTTATCAAACTCTGCAAAGACCATTTATGAAAAACGCAATAGAAAAAAATTCTGATAATATTTTAAACTTAATTAACAAAGCTGTAGGTGATGCAATTAAAAAATTATAAGGTGGTGACGTTTAATGACAACAACATATACTGTTGGTGCAAAAATAATAATTAATTATGATCAGTCTGAAATTAAAACTACAATCGAACGTTTACAAAATTTTGTTAAAGCGAATCCAATTACTATTAGCAATATCAAAATAGATTCAACCTCTTTAAATAATATAAAAACAAACTTAGAAAAAATGTCTATAAAATTAGATAATGTATCAATAAATAATATTAAAATACCTTCTAATACTACCAAAGAATTAAAGAGTAAAATAGAGTCAATATCTTTTAAACTTGGAAATTTAAAACTTGATACCTCTAAGATTGATGGAAAGAAAATTGATATATCCTTACGTGTCCCCAATTCTGAAATTACAAAATTAAAACAACAGATAGAAGGACTTAGACCAGTAATTAAGGTTCAAGTTCAGGGACAAAATACAGTTGCTACTCCAGGATCAGGTTCTTTAGCACAAGCAAAAACTTTTGCAGATAGTTTAACTACTGCTGGACAATATAAAGGGAATACAATAATTAGTTATGATTATGATCAAGCTGGAAAATTAATTGCTGTATTAAAAAATGCACAGAATGAAACTATAAGACTGAAATATCAATTTGACGAAGCAAGTAAATCGTTTCAGCAAATTGGCTCAAGTACAAAAGTTCCAGACTTACTTAATCAATCAACGATTGCAGCACAAAAAACTTTTAGTGACCTAAAGAACATTACCACTCAATTTAATGTTCTTAAACAGCAATCAGGAAGCAATCCTATTGATTTTAAGACTCAAAAATTAGTTCCTGATTTAGAGATGTTGAATGCAAAATTAAAAACATTGAGTACGGGTATGCAACAAGTTACTCAAACTTATAAACTTAATGATACTCAGACAATGAGTGTTTCTGGAAATTATAATATGCTTAGAGGACAAATGGATTCTTTAAGTACATCTACAGGTAACTTAGCAAATAGACAAATAGGATTAGGAGAAGCCACATCTGTTGCCCTGCAACGGTTTCCTCTATGGATAGCAGTATCTACGCTAGTAATGTCTAGCCTACATAAGCTTTCTGAGTCATTTGAGTTTATGTCTGGTCAAAGTAAATTATTTACAAATTTACAGTTGGAAATGTCTGACACTAATTTAGTTTTTAGCGAAATAACTAATACTGCAAATAAATTTGCAACTGAAATGGGAGCAACAACAGATACGGTTATGAAAGCCATAGCTGTATTCGGAACGTACACCTCTACAATTGATGAGGTTTTAACTAAAAGCCGAAGTGCGGTAACTCTTAGTTCCATCACTGGACAGGGAATCGAGCAGACCAGTGACGAACTTATGGGGGTAATGACACAATATCGTTTAACTGCAAATGAAATTACAGGTGTAACAGATTCTATTCTTGGAGCGGCCCGGATGCTTCAATTGGACTTCCCTAAAGGTGTGGCAGAAATTTCCAGTGGATTAAGAACTGTTGGTAGCGTGGCAAAAGACGCAGGGTTGAATATTGCCGAAACAACGGGAATTTTGTCGACAATGATCGAAGTTACGAGACGTAGTGGAAGTGAAAATGCCAATGCATTGAGAACCGTTATCAGTAGAATATCAAACGTAGGTGAAGAATCAAATCCAGAAGAGTTTAAAGGTATCGAAAAGAAATTCAATGACATTGGAGTGGCAATTAAATCATCCTCTGATACAATTTTACCCATGGGAAATATTTTGTCGAATCTTAGCGAAAAATGGAAGGTTTTAAATGATGTCGAACGTCAGTCAATAGCTACCGCAGCAGCGGGAATTTATAGAAGAAATGCCTTCATATCACTTATGACTAATTACGACAAAGTTCTACAAAATACTACTGCTGCCCAAGAAAGCGAGGGCGTAACAGCACAAAAACAAGAAATATATAATAATTCTTTGGCCGCCAGCGTTCAAAGATTGACATCAGCGTGGGAATTGTTTTATTTGAATTCAATAAACACTGACACTTGGAAAAACATGGTAGATGGTTTAACTGTTGTAATATCTGGTTTTGCAAAATTTGCTGATGTGATTGGTGGAATACCTACAATATTATCCACAGTTGTCCTAACCGCATCATTGTTTTCCACTAAATTCCAAGGATTTATGAGCAGGTCATTTTTAATTGCTCCAATGTTAGCATTTAAGGCGTCTGTATTAGAAACAGCAGTAGTTATGAGACAATTTAGTGGATATGCTAACACTTGGAGGGCAAATCCATTTATCGTTGGTTTTGAAATGGCAAAAACATCAGTTTTAAGTTATATAACGAGTATTCGTTTGGCAACTGTGCAACAAACAGCAATGGGCAGGACTGGATGGGCCAATGCATTAGGCGTTGCTATTACAGGAATTAACACAGCAATGAGATCGTTAACAACTTCGACAATTGCAGCAAGAGTTGCTATGTCTGCATTTCAGGCAGTTTCTACATTAGGATTGTCAGTTGCTCTTATGTTCATAATTGGAAAAGTAATGAATCTTGCTGATTCTTGGATTCATGCAGATGAAAAAGCAAAAGAAGCATTTGATACTTTAACAAAATCAATTCAATCTTTAAAACAAGAAACTTCTGAATTACCTTCTCTTATATCTTCTTACGAAGAATTATTTGATAAGTTAGGAAAAACTACCGAGGAAAAGGAAGAATTAGCAACAACAACAGCAAAATTATCAGCACTTTTTGGAGATTCTGTAATTCAACTAGATTCTGAAGGAAAAGCAATTGAAGTTGACATAGAATATGTCAAGCAATTAACTCAAGCTAAAAAAGATTTATTAATTGTTCAACAACAAGAATTAGCATCTAAATTTGAATCTATGGGTAAAGATCAATATGATGAAATATTAACCAAACAAAATAGAATTAAAGAAATTAATGCAGAAATTACAAAGCAAAATGATAAGATTGCTAACTTGGAGAGTTATGATAATGCTAATCCTGATGATGTAATAGGAATAACTATAGATAATAAAAGAATAGAGTCATATAAAAAAACTTTAGCAGAATTATCTATAGAAAGAACAAAACTAACAGGTGAGAGTTCTGAAATCCAAAAAACATTATCTCAAGAAGCATACGCTTTTGATCAATCTACTGAGTCATCTAATAAATTAAGTCAAAGTTTAATTAATAATTTATCAAAAGCAACTTTCGATTCTGGTAAAGGATTTAATGATCTTTTATCTGTAATGGGAGTATTCAGTAAATCAGATGTATCAGAAGTATTTAAAAGAATATCTGAAGATATGACTAAAGGAACTACTACTGAAAAAGCAAAAGAAGATATTAAAGATATGGAATCTGCTTTAAATAAATATGGTGTTGAGGCAGATATAGCAACTAAAATTATTAAATATTTTAATAATGCTATAAAATTAGATAATGCACCAGAAACAATAACCAATCTAAAAGACATGACAGTATCATCCAAAGAATTAGCTGATAGCCTCAAAGATGTTACTTCTGTGGCAACTGATGTTTCAAAAGCCATGGAGGAATATAATGAGACAGGAAAGTTATCAGCATCAACAATTGTAGATTTAGTTACAAAATATCCAGAACTAATTGATCAATTGAAAGTAGAAAATGGACAACTAACACTCAATAAAGAAGCAGTTCAAGGTTTGTTAGATGTTCGTATCAATGGGATGATAACTGCTCTTGAGGCAGAAAAAACATTTACTACTAATCAAGCTGAACAAACTAAAGTAAGAATTAGTAATCTTATAGCAGAAGCAGAAGCAATAAGACAAAGAAATAATGCTCTTAATGCACTTCCTACTTTTTTAAGCAAACCAACTTTAAACCCTAGCACTGGAACTATATGGCTTAATGAAGAAGACAAGATAAGAGCAGAAGCAAATGCTTTACAGTCACAACTTAATGCAGATAATGGCGTAGATGATAAAATCAACGCAATGAAAGCATTGTTAGGTAATATAAAATCGGCAGCAAATTCCGGAAGTTATAATCCTTATAAAAAAGAAAAAGACGACAAATCCCAAGAACTCTCAATAGAGTCCACAACCCAAGCCTTAATAACCCAAATCCAACAAGAATACCTCCTCCAAAAAGCTAAATCAGACTCAATCCAAAAAGACCTAACCCAAGCACAATCCCAAAAAGATTATGCAAAAACACTTGAACTTACTAATTCTTTAATCGCATCACAAAGAACAGAAATGGAATTATTACAAACAGCTCGTTCAAAAATAAATCAACTAAAAGATTCTGCAATTTCAACTGCATCATCTCAATTTGGAAATGTAAGTGATAGATGGTTCATTGGGAATGACAACCAGAAAAGCGCATCTTTTATAGAAGAACACAATAAAGCATCCGAAGATACTCGTAAAATAATGGATGAAACATTTGATTCACTTCAATTACTTCGTAATGCTTGGATGTCAAATAAATCTTCCATGGAAGAAACCCTCATTACCCAAAAAGCATTCGCAAAACAATCCCGTGAAGACCTAATAAAATCCCTAGAAGAACAATCTCAAGCTCTATCATCCTCCGAAACATCCAAACTCGACCAATCCTTCCAAAACCTTGACATTGAATTATGGATAAAGAAAAATGTCTCTGCAACAAAAACATGGGCAGAAACAATCTCAGAACTCCAAGAAGAACTCTCAAAATTAGGTAATCCAACAACATTAGAAGGTCAGAAAAAGTTTAATGAATTAATGGTTCAGTCTGCAAAATTAGCTGCAGATGCTAAAAAAGCAGAAGATGAATATGCTAAATCCGTAGATAAAATGAGACAAGAAAAATTATTTGAATCTACTGATGCAAATCTCCAAGAAATAATGGATAAAATTGATGCTGTAGACCAAGAACAACAACTATCAAAAGGTGGAATATCTTCAGCAGTACCTAAAATTGATATGGAGATTGTCCCTCGCATCGATTATAAAACAGTTCAAGAGGCAATCGACGAAATTCCTAAACCTAATGAAGACCTCTACTCGTATAAACCTCCACTCTCCTTCGTTGAATTCATAAATAACGAATTCACAAACGCAGTATCTCTTGCTAATACTACTATCTCTGACCTAAAATCAAAAATTACTGCATTAGGTGCAGTTACTCCTGAGAATAAAGATCAAATCTTATCCTATTATAAACAAATTCAAGATCAAGTTCAAACATTATCTGATGTTGCTAAAAATGCTCAAGATTCACTTCAATTAAAACTCTCTACTGGTGAAATATCCCAAGAAGATTTTAATAATAAAATGCAAGCAATTCAATCTGCTTCAATCGAAGTCCTTGCAATTCCTAAAATTCAAATTACAGCAGAAGCAACTGAAGGAATCAATAAACTTCAAGAATCTATGAAAAATATTGTTGTTGATGCTGATACAAAACTTGCAGATGATAAATTATTAGCATTAATTAGTAAAAATTATGAAACCATTATCACAGCAAATTTAGATGATATTGCAGCACAGCAAGCAATATTAATGTTACAACAACCAACTTCTTCTATTCATACTATTTATGTTCAAACCGCAGAAGGAGAAAAGCCAGAAGGTTTTGCAAAAGGAACTAATTCTTCGCCCTCTGGATTAGCTATAATCTCAGAAAAAGGTAGAGAATTAATAAAACTTCCAAATGGATCAATTTACTTATCTGGTGATAATGGAGCAGAATTAGTAAATCTTCCAGAAGGAACCCAAATAACACCTAATTCAGAAACTGAAAAAATACTAAAATCTAATAATGGTAAAATCCCTGCATATGCCGATGGCACAGGTTCCCATGTCACTGATATGGATTTTCTCAACTCAAGTGCAAAAGAATTTTCCGAAGCAATTACTGATCTTACTAAAGTAATTTCCAAATCCTCAAAACTAGTCGATGCAGACAATAAAGCAGTAGAAAATTCAAATAAGAAGATTGATAAATTTCAGGCAATCATAGATAAGTATTCTGGTTCAGAATACGCAGGTTCTAGAAAAGCTGAAAGAAAAGTCGAATCTGCTCAAAGAGGACTTGATAAAGAAGCATCTAAAAATGAGAAATTGGTAACAAAAGCGGAATCAGACCAAGCTATCCTTGATACTCAAAATGCTACCCGAACCGATTACACCCAAAAACTCATTGCAACTCAAAAAGCAATGGCTAATTTAAATTCTTCACAATATATTGAACAAAAAATTGATCTTTATCAAGAAGCGATAACTGTTGCATCAACAAATATTGACAAATTATATGAATCTATTGCCAAATATCAAAATGATGACGGCACTTATCAAGACAATGCAACCACAAGAGATGTTTTGGGTAAAATTAAATCATATTTTGAAGCTGAAAAAAGTGCTCAATTATCAATCAAACAATTAGTAAAAGAAAGATTCGAGGCTGAGTATGAAGGATTTGAGAAAGTCCAAAAGCTTGAAGAAGACAGAATCTCATATTTGCAAAAAACTTTAGATTATCAAAAATTAATTGGCGCAAGCGTTGAAGATCAATTAGCTACTGAGCAGGAAATCTTAAAATCAGAAAAAGGCGAACAATCTTCACTCAAATTGGAAAAAGTGAAAGCAGAAAGAGATAAGAAGAATGCAAAGAATAGGGTAAAATCAGACTTGGCTCTTGTAGATCCAAATTATACTGAAGCTGATTTAAATAATGCTTTAGCAAATTCCGAAGAATATCAACTAGCGTCTGATAAGCTGGATGATGTGAATTCAAGATTACTAGATACTAAAATCGCTATTTCTCAAACTGTTCAAGATATCGCTAATCTAGACTTGGAAAAAGAACTAAGACCTATGACAAATAATTTGGAAAAGCTCGACTTGGCTGAAAAATTACTTGATGATGACGATTTACAAGGCAAATTAGACAATGCAAAAGATAAACTTAAAACCTTTGTTAATGAACAATCTGAACTTCAAGATCAAATTGATAATATTGACACATATCATCCTGAAATGAATGATCAAGAAAAAGCTACTTTTATTGCTAGTTTAAAAAGCAAATTAGGAGAAGTAAAAGTAAATGAAAAAGAAATTCAGGATGTAATTGCTCAAACTTATCAAGAGATTGCTAATTTAAATGTTGATAATTTATTAAAACCCATGACAGACGATTTGGATAAACTAGACCTTGCTGATAAATTACTTGATGATGATGACTTGCAAGGTAAATTAGACATTGCTAATACGAAACTTAAAGATTTTGTAAATGAACAAGTAATTCTTCAAGATCAAATTAACAATGTTGATACATTACATCCTGAAATGAACGCTGAGGATAAAGCAACTTTTGTAGATGGATTAAAGAAAAAACTAGCAGATGCAAAAGTTAGTGCAAAAGAGATTCAGGACACAATTGATCAAACTTTGCAAGATATGGATAATCTTAATTATACTAATTTATTAAAACCTTTTAAGGATACTATATCTAATCTTGAAGTTTTGTTAAAATTACTTGATGAAAATGATTTTGCAGGTAGTATAGAAAATATCGGAAAACAAATGGAAGCAGAATCTTCTGTAATTGATAAGATTAAACAAAAAATTGCAGAGACAATTGCAGATACATCTTTAACTGCTGAAGACAAATCTGAAAAACTAGATAAATATTCAACTGATTTAAATGAAGCAGAATTAGCAATGAAAGGTTTAATAGAAGCATCAGAAGATTTTGAGAATAAAACTCTTGCAAAAGCATTTAATACTCAATATGAATCAATTGAGAAAACAATTTTCAATGGTAGTACAGAGCAAGAAGCACAAGATGCTTTAAATCAAAGAATTGCTTTACAAGACAAATATCTTGATGGTGCTGAAAAAGATTTAGAAATTGGTAAAATAAGAACTCAAATTCAATCAGAAGGATTAATTTTAACTGCTGAACAAACTGCTTTATTGGATACTCAAGGAAAAATTGAGAAATCTTCAATTGAACGATTGCAAAAACAACTTGATATTCAACAATTGCAATTAAAAGTACAAAATCTTATGGAACAAAAAACCATTCAACAAATGACTAAGAATGCAGATGGTACATGGGATTTTACTTATGTTGCAGATCAAACTGCAATTGATCAAGCACAAGAAGAATTAGCAAATAAGAGAATAGAATTAATAAATTTTGAGGAAGATCAAGTAAATACAGCAGATCAAAATGCACTTTCTGAAAAGAGCAAATATTTAAATAAAGTTAAGGCGATAATGGATAAGGCTCAAAATGGTGAATATGCCAGCATGGAAGAATTTACTAATGCTATGAGTACCCTTAATCAAGAATATCTAGGTGGTATGGGATTAGAAAATTCAACAGAATGGAATAATATTTATAATGCTACTCAGACTAATTTAAATAATATTTCTAGTGCATATTCAACTTATGTTGGAAATATGGAATCGTTGGCTGAAAAGGCAAAACAGGCATATAAGGATATTTTTGAATCACAAAATTCTATAACAACAGTAAATGAAACTGCTCCAGTAGCCCCAGTTGTTGTTGCTGATACATCAACTGCTCCCGTGGTTGGAAATACATCTAATACTGCTCCAGAACCTGTTTCTGATGAATATATACCATATACACCATTAGATGTCATAGCAGTTAATACTACAGTTGTCGTTTCAGATACATCTAATTCAACAGTTGATAATACAGACAACCTACAGTATGGTCAATCTAATCCTAATATAAGAAGGAAAATTACAGGATCATATGCTGAAGGGGGAGTAAGTACAGAAACTGGTTTAGCGATGCTTCACGGGACTCCTTCATCATCCGAAGTAATATTTAATTCAGGTCAAGCAAAGAAATTATATGATTTAGTTAAAAGTATACCTAATGGATTTGATTTGAGTAAAATTCCGATGGTAAATATGCTAAATAATTTTAAGCCATTAGATATAGCGAGTAATTTAATTAGTAAAACTAGTCAAAGTGTGAGCAATACATTTAATATTGATAAGTTAGAATTTCCGAATATAAAATCTGGAGGTGATGTGGATTTGTTGATTCAGGGTCTCAACAGTTATGCGATTCAGTATTCTAAGAAATAAAAGTTACAGTTTTATATGGTTTTGTGAAAAAGTTAGAGGATTAATTTCTTCTAACTTTTTTATGATAAATAATCAGTGGTTAATAATTTAAGGAGGTAAATTATGGCAAGAGGTCAAGGAAGAATTTCAGATAATGAATTGAATTCAGGATTAATAAATGAATTAGATACTAAAGCATTACAAAGTGGACTAGACAATTTAGCAGGAGAAGGTCGAACTACTGAAACAGTGAAGGGTGTTTCTGATACCCTTGCTCTACATCAGGCGGAAACTATGCCACATCGGTTTACAGATGGTGGAGTAGTTTATAGGTACGGATGGAAAGCAGTAAGCGGAGAACTATCATTTATTTATGAGGCGGTGGTATAAATGCCAGAGATATTACTTCCAACGAAAGCGCAAGTAGAAACTATAAACACTAAAGTAGGGACAAATGTTGATGCTGGCGGAACTACTACATTATTTGCTAGACTAAAACAAATATATGATAATATTGTTGCAAATTTAGGTAGTAATGCTGATCCTTCAAGCGCAACTGGTAGTGTTCATGCAAAATTAAAGGATATAAGGGTTAACACTGGGGGTACGGATTGGAGCAAGTACCACTATTTTTCAACATACAGAAATTTAGCAGGGCAGGGCATTGGTAATAGGAACCGTTTTACTCCTACGCTAGTAAATACCTATCAACCTATTTTAAGTATTACAGGTAAAGGTTTTTTAAGTAGATATTTGGGAAGATGGTCGGATGCAACAGTGACGGGATATTTTAAGATAACCCTTGATGGAATCGCGTTATATGAGGAAATACAAGGGAAATCTGAATCAGGCGGTAGATATAATGGGTATATGTGCTTACTTGATAAAGGTGTTTACGACATTACTATACACGGCATTCCGCATAACGCAAATTTCCCCCAATCTATAATATCTGATAAGGGGAATATAATGGCTACTACAATGCCACTGTTCTTTAGCCAAAGTTGTTTAATCGAAGTAAAATGTAGCTCAACCAGTTATCCATTAGATTTTGAATATGCTGGAGGGACAGAAACATGACGCTAATGATTGAAAATGGAATAGTTTTTAGTATCAGGGTTGTGGGCACTACTATTATTAAAGAAAGTGTAAGTCCTGTAATAGCACTAAAAGTTGAAGAGAATGAAACCCAATTAATCTACCGATGGGTGAAGTTTAACCCAACTTCTGAAGCATGGGAGGCGGATTCAGCTAATACTGACCCGATCACGGTTGACGGAGTGGAGTACAGTCCTACAGACGGAAAAATAACTATCCCTAAAATACCTGAAAACGTAAGCGAATCCCTAACTATTGAAGAGCAACTAGCCCAGCTTAAAGACGATAACTCCAAACTTAAAGCTGATAACCTCACTATCATGGAAGTCCTCGCAACAATCTACGAAGGTATGTTAGAGAAAGGGACGGTATAGGCAATGTTTAGTATTATCCTACTGCTATTGAGAGGAGGTGGTAATGTTATGGTAGATATGTACGTCGCCTTGATTATGGCTGGACGTAGAACCTTTGCGCAGGTTCCAGTAAAATACCAAACAGAAGTACACGCTGATCTGTTGGCACTTGGGCTTGATGACAGCGGAAATCCAATCGTAACACCTTAAATTAAATAAAGGGCAAAGCTTTTTCTTTGCCCTTTACTACATATTTTACTGATGTAACTAGTTTGCAGTAGACAATCAACTGTTCATTAAGTAAAAATAATATTTTATCAAAGAGAGTATAATTTTTGTACTCTCTTTTTCTAATGTAAAAGAGAAGCGAGGAGATTTATTGGATTATTACGGTATAATATATTCTGCAAAAAATTTAACAAATAATAAGCGATATATAGGACAAACTACTTGTACATTAGAAAAAAGAAAAAGAGAGCATATTAATTCTATTAGTCAACAAAAATATATTTTTCAAAGAGCAATGAAAAAATACGGTGCGGAAAATTTCATATGGGAAGAACTTGACTATGCCGATTCTCCAGAGGAACTTGATTATAAAGAAACATATTGGATTGACCACTTTGGAACATATGGCAATAATGGGTATAATATGACTGTTGGTGGTCAAAAAATTCATAAACCATCAAAAGAAGAGCATATTGAGTATTTACGTACACAGCATGATGATAGAAATCTCTTAGTATTTGATAAACTTGGTAACTTTATTGAAGAATCTGATAATAGGTTTTTATTTTGTATAGAGAATAATATAACTACATCGGATGCTAATCAATCATTAACAAATAGGAGACCATCAGTTGGTGATTTTATTCTTATTTATAAAGATGATTTTACAAAAGAAAATCTAGATAATAGATTAAAAAGAGTTAGAAACACAAGAGAATTTGTAGTGTTTAATGAAAATAATAAATACATAGGCACTTGGTATAATCAGACTTATTGTAGCAGAGATACAAAAGCACATAGGGGAAATATTAGTAGATGTTTAGCTGGAACTTTAAATAAAACACATGGATATTACTTTTATTATTTGGATAATTGTCCCGAAGAGTTAAAACATTTAATCTCAACAGCATCACTAACTAACTAAAACTAATAAATAATTATTTTCCTTGTATAAATTGGCATAGTATGATATTATTTCTTTAGAGAACAAATGAATAAAAAGAAAGGAATTGGTACATACTATGTCAATTTATAATGACTTACTCCAACAAGAAATAATAAACAATTTTCCGCAATTAAACACAGAAGCAGAAATACATAGTTTATTCTCTGTAATATCAAAATATAACATTTCAATGACAACTTACACGGACGACTATACAGACTTATTAGAAAAGGCAGAATTATTTTTAGCAGGTAAAAAATTAGAGAGACTAAGCGATTCTACTCTAAAAAGTTATAAGTTAGAATTATCTATTTTTGCAAAACATGTAAAGAAAAAAGCAGATGACATTACAACAAATGATATTAGAGTATATCTAAGCAAGTGGGATAAACTTAAAATTAGTTCTCTATCTAAAAAAATCTCCATATTAAAAACCTTCTTCAGTTGGTTAAGAAATGAAGATATTATTATAAAAGACAATGCTTGTATAATTAAAACACCTAAAAAAGAAAAACGTTTACCTAAATCACTAAATATTGAGGAATTAGAACTAATAAGAGAATCTTGTGTAACTCTTAGAGAAAAGACTATGGTAAATATCATGTATGCTACAGGGTGTAGACTTCAAGAAATATACAATATTAATAGATTTACAGATATTAATTGGGCGAATATGACAATACATATAATAGGCAAAGGAAATAAAGAAAGAATCGTTCATTTTGGATTTAAAGCAAAGTTTTATTTGAATAAATACTTAGCATCTAGAACAGATAATGATTCTGCTTTATTTATAACAGTTAGGAAACCATATAGAAAATTATCAATGAAAGGAATACAAAGAGAAATTAGAATTATTGCTTTGCGTTCAGGAATAACTAAACCATTACATCCACATGTTTTTCGTCATTCATTATGTAGTAATATGACTTCTAGCGGTGCTAATTTAAGTGTTATAAAAGAAATTATGGGACACAGTTCAGTTTCTACTACTATGGGATATATTGATGTAACAGGAGACCAGATTAATCAAACTTATAAAAAGCATTTTAATCAATAAAACAAAACAAAATAAATCTTCACAAAAAGGAATGATAAAAAATAATGTCAAATCAAAAAGAAATTTTAATGGAATCAATTGATATATTAATTGCTGAAAGATTAAGAAACTTCAAATATAATTATTATATAACAGGAAAAATTACTGTGGTTAATGTAGATGGTACATATAATTTAACATACAACGGTGATACATTAACAAATATAAAAACAAGAGAAGGATTAACCTTAATTGTTGGAGATATAGTTTATATTTGTATAGTGAATGGAAATTTTTCTGAGAAATTTATTGACTGTAAAAGACCATAGATACAAGTAAATATAATAATTTAAATATTAAAAATAAAGGTGGTGAAAATAATTGTCTCTCACAACTCCATTACTTAGTATTATTTTGCCCTTTCCATCAACTCAAGCACAAAATTTTATATTTTCTTATTCGGGTAGCAATCAAGCAACTCAAAATAACTTAGTCATACAAAAAAATATTGATAATTCAGTTTCGTATGATCAAACTATCCAATCTTTTGCTCTTAATCATCCATTGCCTATTAACTCTCTTATTAACGGTGTAGAATATAAAGCAAAAATTCGTGTTGGTGACGTTGCTAACAATTGGTCAAACTTCTCTGATTGGATTTATTTTTATGTATTATCATCCCCTACTATTCTTATTCCAACAATAGATATCAATAATAAAGTTTATAATTCAACAATAAATTTTACAGCAACGTATAGTCAATTAGAAAATGAGTTATTACAGTCATATAAATTCCTATTATATAATTCTAATCAAAATTTACTTCAAACATATTCTGAGCAATTTTCTAATGGTACAATTCCACCAATTTCACAAGAAATAACTGGATTAGAAAATGAAGAATTATATTATTTAGAAGTAAAAGGAATTTCAATACATTCGCAACTTTCAACTTCTGGTTTAATTGCGTTTACTCCTTTTTTTATCACACCTAGATTAATCACAACACTTAATGTTGAAAATCTTCCATCTCAAGGTGCAATAAAATTATCAGTACAACTTATCCAAGAAATCGGTCAAATTGATTCTGGAACAGTTACATTTATTAATAATGATTGGATTAATTTAACTAGTGGGCAAATTAGTTTTCAAGATGGATTTCAATTAGGCTCAGATTTTATATTGAAATTATGGTGTAAAAATATTCCTGATGACACAGTATTTTTAAAATTAGTTTCTGAATATGGGAAAATTGAATTAATTAAGTATAATAATCAGATTCATGGTTTTAAATATTTGAATGGATTAACTACAATAATTCCTCATTTTATTAGTAATGTTTTAGTGGTTGGAACTAACATTGAATTTATGATTTATTTACAATCTTTGAGTAATGCTTTAGAAATTACACAACAATTGGTTATTTAGGAATTGAGGTGAAAATAATAAATGTTAATTGGACTTAATTTTTTTCAAGGCGATTGCTTTCAAACTACTGTCGCTTTACCATCATTTTATAAAACGGAATTAAGCAATTCTGTTGTAGATGAAATATATATTGATGAAGATACTGAAATTACTGATTCTATAGCAAAACCTACTGTATGGGGTTATAAAACTGTGTTAGATGCTCCTTTTAGTGATGATTCTCTTGAGGGTGGGTCAATTACGAGCAATGGTCTTGTCATAGATCATATTTTATTTCAAAAAAGAAAAGCAGATGAATTATATTGGTCGGATGTTTCTCAAATAACATATGATGGAACAAGTACATTTTATGAAGCAATAGATAAATATGTTGCTTGTGATTTTGATTATGAATACTCACTTTTACCTATGGTTAACGAAGTTCAAGGTAATCGTGTGATTAGTCCTACTGTGACAGTTTTGTTCGATGGGGTATTTCTCTCAGATAAGGATAATAACTATTCATTGATTTTTGATGTTGAGTATGGAAGTCACGAACATATTACTCAGAGCACAGAACTAATGCCTTTAAACGCTCAATACCCAACTATAGTTTTTGGAAATTCTGATTATGTCAAATTTGATATAAAAAGCACTTCTGTTTCGGATACAACTTATAATTCTGGAGGAAAAATTGATATTAAACAAGAGAAATTAACAAGGAACAAACTTTTTAATTTCTTGAAGAATAAAAAACCTAAAATTTATAGAGATGGAAACGGTAATATATTTTTAGTATCATTACTCGGCAATCCTACTGAAGAACATCAAAATGGAATAAACGGTATTTCAAAGGTTTCATTTGCTCTTGCTGAAATTGGAAATTACGAGGATACCGATATACTTATAAATGCAGGTTTATTAGAAGGACTAACAACAATTTAATTTGATAATTTTTTAAAAGAAATTGGGTGATAAACAATTAAATGGCAAATATAACACAAGCAGAATATAATGCTCATTTGCAATCTACTAGAATTTTAAATGTAAAGGTAGAATTACTTAATTCTTCAGATGCTAAAATTGATGTTCTTACGGGTGTAAGTTTATCAGGGAATATAAACGTTTCTGGTGATAGTTTAATAAGACGTACAGGGAACATCAAATTCTTATTGTCGACAACACTGCTTCCCTCTCAGCAATCAAAATTGGCTATAAATAATAAATTGAAATTATGGATCGAAATTGAAGATTATTTAAGTGTTAAACATCCTTATTGTATGGGTGTTTTTATGATTAAAAATGTATCTATAGATTCTTCTTCTGATGGAAAAACAATATCTCTAGACTTAGTAGACAAAATGTATTTACTTGAAAATATACCATTAGAAATGATAACGGTTCTTAATTCTAACACTCCTATTTCAGATGTAATGAAATTAGTTGTTGGTACGTTGGGTGGAGAACAAAGTATGTCTATAGATACATCCCCTTATTACCTTCCATATGATTTGGAATTTTCTCCAGATCAAACTGTTTTAGATGTTGTGCAGAAAGTTAAAGAGTTATATCTTTCATGGTCTTGTTTTTATGATATTAATGGAAGATTCGTTTTTAGAAAAACACCTAATACTTTAAATGATAATATCGTCTGGAATTTTTTGGATAAAGCAGATTTTAGAATTAACAGTCAAGTTTCTACAGATTACTCGAACGTAAAGAATTATATAAAAGTAATAGGAAGAACTAATAATGATGGAACAATTGCATCTGCTATTGTGGAAAATAATGATATAAATTCTCCATTTTCAATTGCTAAGATTGGTAAGAAGGCATTAGTTATCAAGGATGATAATTATTTTACCAATGAGCAATGTTTGATTAATGGGCAATATCAATTATTTAAACATGGTAATTTTAATGAACAAGTTAGTGTTTCAACTGTGCCAATATATTTCTTAGATGTTGAAAATAATATAAATTTCAATTCGACCGAAGATGGATTGGAGGGCATTTATTGTGTAAATAGCATTGGAATAGATTTAAAATTTGATGCACAGATGTCGATAAGTGGATTTAAGGTATATCAGTAACAAGTGGTAGTAATTTAATATTAATGATTTTGACAAGTAGACAGGATGTACACCTGACTTCTCTATTGAACACTCATAGAGAATTTTCTGCTTGTCTTTTTATATTTTTAGTTGGTTGAGTGTAATTTAAGGAGTGTGATTGATTATATGTCTAAGAAAGGTATTCCTAATATTGATTATACTGGTCAAGTTTTTGGTGCATGGACGGTAAAAGAGTATATAGGGAAATCATTATGGGTTTGTGTTTGTACTTGTGGCAAAGAGAAAAATAAGTATATTGGAAATTTTTTAAATGGAAAAACTTTATCATCGTGTCATGATAAACATGATATAAAAATTGGTGATAAATATGGAACTCTTATTGTCTTAGAACGATCAAAAGATAAAGAAAAAGAAAAGAAGCAAAAATCTTCTTTCTGGAAAGTTAGATGTGATTGTGGAAATGATTATGAAACTAGTTCTAATGTTTTATTGAGTAAACCAGATATTACTTGTAGAGAATGCCCTATGACTAATGCAGGATTAGCTAAAAGAGGAATACCTTCACCTTTAATTGAAGATTTAACTAATCAAAGGTTTGGTAGATTAACGGTTATTAAAAGAATTGGTACGGCATATACGAAACCACTATGGGAGTGTGTTTGTGATTGTGGTACACCGCCTACATATGTTACTTCTCAAGCATTAACATCTGGAAATACTATCTCTTGTGGTTGCTATAGAAGTGAATATCTCCACAATAATTATAATGATATTACAGGTAATCAATATGGAAGATTGACAGTTTTGGGGTTTTCTAAAGAAAGGATTCGTGATTGTGTATCATGGGATTGTCAATGTATTTGTGGTAATAAATTAACCTTACCAACTTCTGCTTTAATTAGTGGTAATACAAAAAGTTGTGGGTGTATACATGATGATATTCTTCGTTCTTGGACTGGTAAGAATCATCCTAATTGGAAAGGCAATCAATCATTAAAACGATATATAAGAACATGTAAAATGATAGAATGGAAAAATGAATCTATGACAGTTTGTAATTATGAATGTGTAATAACTGGTAAAAAATTTGATAATATACACCATTTATATCCATTCCATAAAATTGTCGAAGAAACTATAGAATTATTAAATTATATTACCTTTTACGATGATTTGAATGATTATGATGAAAATACTTTGGAATTAATTACAGCAACGTTTCTGGAATTACAATCAAAATATGGTTTAGGTGTTTGTTTAACAAAAGAATTACATGAAGAGTTTCATAGTATTTATGGTAGTGCTAATTTTACTCCTGAAGATTTTCAGGAGTTTTATTATTTAAAAACTGGAAATAAATTTTATACAGAAACGGAGGTTGTTTAATTGTCCAATCTTACTACTTTTACGCAAGCAAATGGATACATTCCAGACATTTTCGAAATATTAGTAGATTTGCCCCCTTCTCAAAAAATTAATGCTGCCAGATTTCAAACTCTTAAATTACAAGCGTCATTATCGGAAGCCGAGCAAATTGAACTCAATAATTTAACAATTGCATTACAAAGTTATATTATTGATCCAGATAAATGGAATAAATTTGCACAAGCATTGTCTTCAATGGAAGGTTTACTTTTAAATTTTATTAATTTATCAGATCAAGGAATATGGTCGAATTTAACTACATATAAGCAATTTCAAATTGTAACGCTTAATGGTCAATCTTTTATGTCAAAGCAAAATACGAATTTAAATCATTCTCCTATTGGTGGAGAGTTAGATACTTGGTGGACATTAATTGCAAAGAAAGGAGTAAGTTTAAGACCACTTTCTGCATGGAATGGTATAACGGCTTATGTTAATAATCAAGATTTTATAGATATTGTATATTCAAATGGAAGTGCCTTTTATTGTATTCAAAGTCATACAAATCAACAACCATCCCAAGCATATCCTCCTGTTGATACAACTTATTGGGGAGTTTTGTCGATTCGTGGAGTACAAGGCCAAGATGGGCAACAGGGAATTCCAGGTGTGGGACTCCAGTTTATCGGGACTTATAGCCCAACTGTAACATATATGAAGGATCAGGCAGTTCAATACAATGGAAGTCTTTATGCTTGCTTACAAGATAATACAACTGGATTTCTCCCGACTAATACTACTTATTTTTCTTTAGCAGTTGCTCAAGGTGCAAGTGTAACTTTCACCACATTAAGGAATACGGTTACACTTTCTATAAATGTGAGCAATATTGTCTTCGTTTCGGGAGGAATAACCGCATTTAATGTAAATAATGATTCTTTATTTGTATATAAAAATTCTGTTTATCAAGAAGTTGGTCAAGATTATACAATTGATGCGAATGGAATTTCAATTAATATTACTGGTGGTGGTACATGGGATGGTACTGTTGATATTCCTATTGTTTTTAATTTTGTAGTTATTAAGAATTTAATACAAGCAATTACATTTAATGATGGTAGTTTAATTCAAACAGGATCGGTAACATTAGACAAATTGGTTCAATCTGTTCAAGATTCAATTGATTCTGTTTATCCCCTATCATTAGAGAGTTCAGGCTACGGCATCATATCAGGTCTAACAACAACAACTCAATCCACACCTGACATGACAGTAAATGTTGCGACAGGAACAGTTCATATGGCGAATGGAGTTAGATATGTTCCAACTGCAAGTCCAACTTTAGCAATAACTGCTTCAGATGTTACTAATCCTAGAATTGATATTGTTTATGTAAATAGTTCTGGGGTAATTGCTTACTTAGCAGGAACACCTAATGTTTCTCCTGTTGTGCCAACTACTCCTGCAGGAGGATTTTTATTAGCAGAAATTAGTGTGGCAGCAAATGCTACAATTATTATTACTGCAAATATTACAGATAAGCGGAAAATAAAAAATACGACAGATACTAATTACGATAAAATCTCTGTTTTAAATGGTTCCTCTGCTTTAATAATGACATCAACTCAAGACATAAATAGCAGAACAACAAATATAACTTACACTCGCTCAGATACATCAACATATAAAACAATTGATTATTCTAATTTCAACTCAAATGATAAACCACAAACAATAGTAACAAAATTATATTCTTCATCATCTGTATTAGAAACAACAAATACAGCAACAGTAGTATGGAGTACAGATGGAAGTTATGTTATTTCTTCAAATGAGGTGATGAGTTAATGAGTAATATTGAGAATGCTTTACAAATAGGTGGGTATCTTGGGGGAATAAGTAAACAAAAATATCTAGATATGGAAAAATTAGCTGCAAATGGTGCTGCCCTAGCTGCAATATCCAATAGAACATCAGGTATGTCAGCAGGATTTTTTGACTTATTTAACGGAATCACAACTTATTCAACTGGAATATTAGACACAACAAAAACCAAAGCAACATCCCCCTTAACAGCAGGTGACACAAATCTAATATCTAAAGTTGACACATCAACTGCATCAACTAAATGGTTTGCAACAGGGCAACAAATCACCATTCAAGATGATGTGAATAAAGAATATGTAACAGTGACAAATGGTGGAATTAGTACAGAAAATGCAACTTATGACAGAAGCACACCTACTACTGTTGTTGCTTCTGCTTATACTACCTCTGCTTCAGCTAGACCACAGGTTTTGAGCAATGGGTGGATAGTGTCTACAGTTCAAATATCCACTACTGGGTTTATATGCTACAAAAGTATAGACAATGGTGCCACATGGACAGTATTACATAATGCATTATCATCAGGATTTACTTCAGTTCAGGGAATAGCTACATGTGCACACGGGAACTATGTCTACGTTATGGTTAACTTTAATAACTGGGGTGAACAGGTTTATCGTATAAGTACAGACGGAAGTGCTGTTGGAACAACTATTGAATCTACGCAGACCACAATGGGCACCTGTTCCCTAGCAATTAACTCAACAGGAACAGAACTACACGCTTGTTGGTGTTCAAAAAACAGTTCATATCCCAATAGTTTCAACATTCGCTATGCAAAAGGCACAATTGCAGGTGATGGTAGTGTAACGTGGGGTAGTGTTCAGCAATTACAATCATTCAATGCTTCAGGGAATGACTGTAGCTCCCCGTGTATAGTAATGCAAAATGGTAATCCAAATATAGTTTATGCTTGGACTGATGGGACTAATCGCTATGTACGCAATCTAAACTACAATGGTAGTTTATGGACTAGGTATGATATTTATTACTCAACTTACACTCAATCTACACCAAATGCTTGTGTTACCAGTGATGGAGTTATTCACGTGATTTGGTATGGATTAGACGTGACTGAATCATCAGCTTCTAATATTCGTTATTCTAAGTCAACTGATGGTGGAGTTACATGGAGTGCTATGCTAAAACTAACAACTGGCAACACTTATTCTCAATATATTCCCTCAATTACTTTTGATAATGTCAATAATCTGTATGTTTTGTGGAGAGCACGTTTTACAGAATCTGCAACATATGCACAGATTAGAAAAATTGTTTATTCTAGTGGTTTATGGGGTTCAATCATCAACCTTACAACTAATACAACTGCTGATGCTTTGCATCCTTCAATCTGTTCTAATTACCAAAACTTCACTGACCCAATTTGTATCTATCAGGACAATCAAACACCTTCAGTAAAATTCCGAGGCATTTTCTCAACAACAACTTATGACCCTCACCTAGAAGTAACACCTTTACAAAACAACTATAAAACTAATGTTTGGTGCTATCGTAGTTTAGGTAATGTTGATACTGTAAATGGCAGATTAGGGTTTTCATCAGGTTTCACATCATCAACAACTTATGATAGGTCTACTCCTACAACTGTTGTTGCAAGTGCGTATGATACAAGTGGTAATGGTGGTAGGAAGTTAGTTAGGTTGAGTAATGGGTGGTTGGTTGCAGGAGTTTATGACTCTACTGGAAATACCTTAAGATTTTACGTATCGAAAGATAATAGTTCTATATATACTCAATTATGTACGTCTGAAACCATAGGCGCAGGTAGTAGTTTTGCTTTAGTTAGTTCAGGTACTAAAGTTTGGTTTTTAATTAGTCGTCAATCGACTTTAACTATAAACTATAACTCATTTGATGCCACAACCGTTTCAAACGTCAATCTAGGAGCTTATACTTTGGAATCTCAGACAGCACTTGGTTCAGGTTGTTCCATAGCAATAGACTCCCTCGGTTATCTCTATGCTACATGGTGTAGTAAAAATGCCACATATCCCAATAGTTTCAATATTAGATATTCAAAATCTACAGATGGCGGGGTTACTTGGAGTGCTGTGACACAGATTACTACTTTAAACACAGTTAATGAAGATTTAAAGAATCCTTCAATAGTTTGTTTAAACAATGGAAATCCAAGGATTATTTGTGATCTTAATTATTCAACCAGCGAACATGGCATCTTGTGTTACTCTTATTCTGGCTCCTCTTGGAATGGTGGAGTATACGTTTATAATGCAGGAGCGACTTCTTATATTCAATCCAATCCCTCCTCGCTAACCAAAAAATATGGGTCAAACATCGGACGAATTTGGACTGGATGGCACGGATTAGATTCTACCGATACAATAAAACAAAACGTAAGAGTTAACTATTCAGATGATTCTGGTGCAACATGGAATACAGCTACTAAAATCACAACAGGAAATACAGTTGACCGTAAAAATGTATCCTTAACAGAAGATTCAAGTGGAAATATTTATGCTATTTATGAAGATAATGGAACATTAGTTTATCAAGTTTGCTTAAATGGAACAACTACTTTTGGTGGATTAACAACTATTGGAGCAGGTACTAATGCAAGTGCGTTAGATAATTCGAGTGGAGTTAATTTTAGTAAGCCATTGATTATTTATATGAGTAGCAGTGTTGTTAAATTTTTTGGTTTGTGGTCAGATATTACCTTTTTGCCACTTTTAGAAGAGTCAGTAGTTTATAATATTACTCCTGCTGTAAGTTCAGGACAAATTGCCTCTTGGATACAGTATAGTAACGATGTAAATTTCACAATTGACTCTAAATTCTCAATAATCAACTCAGGTAATGAGATATTTCTAACCCCTACTAAAAAAACTACAGTAGTCGATGTTGACACCAAAGAAGATCAATATACAATATTTGCTCCTGTTGGAAGTAAAATTGCTCAGAGAATCGTGATGACTAGGGCAAATACTGGTGTAGAAAAATATGTTACTAAATTGCTAGGAGCATTGGGTTAAGAAAGAAGTGACAAATTAAATGTTATTAACAGCAGATTGTCCAATTTACAATAAACATTATGAAACCAAGAGTGATGAAATAATTACTCTTGGTATGATTCCAATTGTAGAAGAATTACATGCACCTGAATATAGGAAAAAGTTGAATTCAATAGATTATAAAACAACAACTATAACTGCAAAAATGATAAAAGAATTTCGTGAACTTACAGGACATGGAATTATGGATATCAAAAAAGCACTTATCATATGTGAAGGAAATTTTAGAAAAGCATATGATTTATTAATGGAGACAAATTGTTTTGGAAAATATGTAGATATTGGTTGAGATAATTAATAAATTATTAAAAAGGAGTAAAATAATATATGCAAATATTAGAAAATGGGGTATATACGGAAATATCAGAATTAGCAATTCCAAACACGCTTTTAGAATACAAAGTTTGGAAAATAGAAAAACTCTTTCAACAATGTACAGCAGAAATTGAGAATGGATTTGTTTCAGAATCTACAGGACATATTTTTCCATTAAATGCTGACTACCAAAACAATATGACTCAAACGGGTTTGTCACTCGCTCTTTACCCTGAATTAAATTCAATCGCTTTTAATACATCTGACGCAGGATTAGCAATGTTTACAAGAGAGCAATTCTTAGTAATCTTTAAAGAAGCAAAAACACATAAAGAAGGTTTATTAATGAAGTATTTTGGATTGAAAGCTGGAATTGAAGATATAAATTGTGATACTATCGCAAAAGCTGAAATTATTAATTGGTAGAATAATCCCTGAAAATACGGGTTTTAAGTATTGAGAGAAGATTTGATTTCTTCTCTCAATTTTTGTATTGGAGGTGAATTAAAATAATGGAAAATATTAAGATTGGAGATGTGGTGGCGTATCGTTCAAATTCAATAGTTTCAGAAGCAATTAGAGCAATTACATCTAGCAAATATAGTCATGTTGCCATAGTAGTCTCTCCTACTCAATTAGTGGAGGCAGATGGATATGTGGGACATATTCGCTATCGCAATATCTCAGATTATAAAGGCGGTATGGATATTTACACATGTAATTTTTTAACAGAATCTCAACGTAAAGAAATTTGTGATTATGCAATCTCACGTATCGGACAAAAGTATGATTATTTGTTGTTGTTTTTTCTATTCTTAAAGCAAATTTTTAAATTTAAATTTAGATTTATAGATTCTAAAGCAGACATATGCAGTGAATTAGTTAATGATAGTTATTCTAAAGCAAATTGTAGACTTGTGAAGAAAAGATATCCTAATCCACAAGATATAGTTAGTTCAGATAAGTTAATATTTGTTGAAAGTTGTTAAAATAACATCCTAGAAATAGTGGATTTATATTGGAGGATGGTTTTTATAATAATCTCTTTTAAAAAATGTTTATTATTAAGGAAGGTGAAAATAATTATGTTATATTATATTAAACAACAATTAATATCAATGAATAGACCAAAAGAAAAATTTATTAATCTTAAAGGAATCGTAATCCACAGCACAGCAAATATTGAAGCAAATTCTCTAAATCATTATAATTATTGGAACAACGCAGATAGACAATCATCTGTCCACTTTATTGCAGATTGGATTGGAGAAGAAATATATCAATTTATTCCTGAAAATGAAATGGCATGGCATACAGGTAATTGGCAAGGTAATAGAGAGTGGTTAGGAATAGAAATGTGTGAAACAGCAGATAAAGCTCAATTTGAAATTGTATGGAATAAAACAGTTTGGTTTGTTGCTGATTTATGTATTAAACACAATTGGAATGTTGATGATAATGTTTGGTCACATAATGGATTAAGATCATTATACAAGGGGATCGACCATACAGATCCTTATGGTTATTTAACGAGAATGGGGAAAACATGGAAACAATTATGTGATGCCATTGATGCAAAGATTATTGAGTTGAAAAATAATAAGGGAGTTGTTTATAAAGTGGCAGATGCAACAACAAAAGTAGATAAAGATGTATATTTATCAGTGAGGGTGTTAGATTCAAAAGCAGATCAATTAATTAAGGATATTATAAAATTGGGATATGCTACCAAAAGATTAGAACTTGCTTAATATTATTAAATAAAAACTCAAATTAGAGATGTAATTATAAATTATATCTCTTTAAATATAATCCACTAAAGTTAATTTAATTTTATTTAAACATTTAGTAAAATTATTAAATTTTAGTAAATGTTTAAACTTTAGTGAAATTATTAATTTTAGTAAATGTTTAAACTTTAGTGAAATTATTAATTTTATTTACTTAGTTGTCATATGTATGACAAGTACAGAAAAATTGCCCAATTTCTGTAACTTGTCTAGGGATACATCTGTACTAGAGATGCAACCTATAAACAATATATCATAAGAAAGGGGCAAAGTCAAATGTTAATTACGAAAGAGGTGTTAGATGTGAGTTTGGATGATAATGAAGTCAAGGAAATATTAGACGACCACGGTTGCAGGATTATTAAGTTAGAAATTGACACAGCTACTACAAAAGAAAAAATGTTTGGACTAGAAGAACAGGTTAAGGATATCAAAGGCACATTAGTACGTTTCGAAAATAATTATTTGCAAACCACCAGTTCGATGACCAATTTAATGACACAACTCGTACTTAACACCAGTAATAATAATACAGAGATAATTAAATCAAAAGACATTAAAGACACTGAGATTACAAAATCAGAAAATGCAAAAAATACAGAAGTAATAAAAACAAAAGATAATAATAAAAAAGATATAATTATTAAAGTATTAGCTATTTTAGGAGCTTGTATAGCGGGATATTTAGCTAATAAATACGGAATTAAAATTTCTATGTAATAAAAAATAAGAAAATTAGGAGATGAATTAAATGGATTTTAATACTTTAGTTTATAACACTTTACTCACAATTATCACTACTGGTTTGCCAGTTGTAATCGCATATTTAGTCTCATTCATCAGACAACATACAAACGCTAAACAACTTAATACAGCAAAAATTATAGCTACAAATGCAGTTACTTACGTAAATCAAGTCTCAAAGGATTTAGGAATTGATAATAGTGTAAAACTAAGTTCTGCTTTAAATTCAGCAAATCAATTAGCTAAAAAGTACGGAGTAAAATTAGATGATAATCAATGGAGACTATTATTGGAGAGTAGTGTATTAGAAGTTAAGAAGGGTTTAAATGAGTTAGATAATGTAATTGTTCAACCTGATATTCCTGTAACAGAATTAATTGAAAATAATATTAAAGAAGAAACATCAACAAATACAATTTCTATTCCTGAAGAAATGATGAAAGAAACATATGATAAAGTTTTAGTCAAAGCAACAAACGATGCGGAATTGGCAGTTAAATCAGTTATAGAAACTGTAAATAAATCTATCACAGAGGAGAAATAATTATGACAATAATGAAAAATTTTATTAATCAAGTTGATAAATTATATACAAATTTTTGTGTAGAAATTTATTTTGGTGTAAGAAAAATTTTATTAAAATTTGATTTAATTGAATATTAATAAATGTAAGATATCACAAATTAGAGGCCCATTTAAGCGTCTTGATTTATTGAGTGGAACAATTATGCTATAAGATAGTTCTGATTGATTCTAGGGTTGTTTTTGTGCATTTCAATTTATTGTGGGCCTGAAAGTGTTGGTGTAGTAAGGTTGTAAATGTGGTAAATATTGTAATTTGTATTAAGGTGACAAGATATGAAGTACATAATTGTTGGATGTATTATAGGATATTTTATTTTTCTTATAATTCTATTAATATTGGAGAAATAAAACAATTAAAACATAAATCCCAGAAAATTCTCAATTCATAGGGTAGGTATAGACTAGGTAGTAAATAGAAGGAATCAAGAGATAATGGAAGCATGAGAGAGGTAAAATAGGTTATAAAATCAAATATTAGGCGATTTAGTTCGATTTGAGAGAATTTTATTAATTTAAGATTCTCTCTTTTATTTATGTCCAGATTTAATTGATTTATTGAAAGGAGGTGAGAAAGTTGGAACTATACAATTGTTTTTCACAAAGGTTAGCAGGATTTATTCTAATGAATGGATTCCCAATGCACAGTATTAGAATTGATGCAAAAAATGGTGGAAGAAATGTATATCTGTTTAGAGATGGAGAATTACTTAGAAATATTATCAATAATTACAAAAAATAAATTATAAAGAAAGAAGGTTGTTTTAATAATGGAAAATAATAATAATAATGAGTTAATGTTGGTAGAGTCAAAAACAATGAGAGATCAATATATGGATAAAGATTATGTCTTAGAAAAAGTAAAAGCACTAGTTTTGTTGCCAGATAATCTTCACACAACAGTTAAAGATGTAGCAAATTATTATGAAGTTAATATAGATGCTATAGAAAGCCATATTAGACATAATA